TCACGACCTTCACGCTTTTGAGCGTTGAGCACGTGCCACGCCATGAACATCAGGTCATCGATACCGATGCCGCCCTGGAGATCGGATGCGCGGCGCTTGAATTTGCGTTCCCACGCTGCGGCAGTTGCGATGGTCGTGGTGACCGTTTCGCTGACCGATTGTCCTGCCGGTGTCTTAAACGACACCTGGATTGTCAATTTCATGCGGTCACATCTTCAACAAGCGTGCCACCAGTGATGGTGATTTCGACTTCCGACAATTCGCCAAGCGAAGCGTTGATTACGTCGAGCGACTCAAGGTAGCCGCCAGTGATTTGGAACTCGGGGTTGGTGGTCGTGATGCCGCTGCTGGTCGGCTTGACTGCCACGTAGACGTTGGTGCCGACAAGGCTGGTGAGATCGACGTAGGTGCCAGGCGACGAGCTGTATTCCATGAGAAGCGTCGCGGTGACGGTCACGTTGGTGAGGCCGCCCACGTAGTTGCGAGCCGACGAGCCGAAGCTGGAAGCGTCAAGGGCTTCGCGCGCCTTGGTGATGACCACGCTCTTGCACTGGTCTGACAAATCCTTGGTCGAGGCCGACGAAGCTCCGATGTTGAAGGTCGGTGTGGCGAGGTAGGTGGTTGCAACGGCCATGTAGCGGTTCTCCTGTGGTTTGCGGCCGCTGCAAGCCTTGTGGGCAGTCTAGTAGGTCTACGGTGCGACTTTGGTGCGTATGACGAGCTCGTAGGCCGGATAGTCGGCGCCACCGTAACTGACGGTCGTGGGTCGGGCTGTGTTCAGGCCGATTTGCGCGGCTCGAATCAAATCAGCCAAATCGAGCAGCTGATCAAGTGTGCGGTTGTCGCCAGTGCCCATACCAACAATTACCACGCGGAATTCCATGTCAGCGACAACGTTGCTGGCCATTTGAATGCTTGGCGCCTCGACGATTGCGCATGGCACGTTGATGTTGCGCGGATCGTTGAAAACCTTTAGCCCGGTAATCAAACCGAGGCGCGTTACGAGCTGGTCGTACCCTTCTTTGAACAGATTGCTCATTACGCCACCTGCGGCTTACCGACTCCGAGCAGGCGAAGTATTTGGCCGTAATTGCCAGTGACCGGGCCACCTGTAGCCAACGGATCGAAGCTGGCGAACGCTTCGGTGCTGCCGCGCTCGCGGTAGAGGATGGCGGCGTATTGCACGGTGCCTAGTCGAGCTGCACCATCGGGCACGGTGCTTGGCGAATCCCAGTAGCCGGCTTCTTGGCGTCGACGGAAGCAGAAAGCGTTGGCGGCCGCGAGGGCCATGTTTGCAACGTCAAGGTCAGCGCTGGGATTGGTGAATGTAAAGCCGAGGTAGTCCTCTAAATCAGCCAAGACAATCCACGTGCAGGTAACCGAGTAGGTGGCTGTGCCGGTGGCCGCAGCGCGCTCCAGATCAGCTGTGGTGAGCGCAAACAGCACCTGATTGGGGATAATGCGCGAGTAGTCGTATTCGTAGTCGCCTTGCTGGCTGACGCCAGTGAGGTAATACTCGGGAAGCGCCAGGATTTTGTGGGTGGCGTTCCACCCGGTACCGACACCAGCAATCGTGATGCTTTGACCGACCTCAAATTCGAGCGGCTCCAACAATTGAACGATGGCAACGTTTGAAACCACCTGTTTATGGGTGATCGTGTACGTCGCCACCGTTCAATGTTCCCTGGAGGAAGGAATCTGTTGGATCAGACGAATTTCACGAACTTGGTCGCATCTGCCATGAACGAGGCTGCATAGCCACGGAAGGCGATGGTGCGGCCGAGCGTCGCAGGCGTGTCGATGCTGATCGCGCCCTTCTGCTGTTCGTAGAACTCGAAGCCGGCGGCTGGGCCAGCGGCGTGACCCATAAAGGAGCCAGGCGCGTTCTTGTCAACGACAAGCACCAAGCCGAGTGGGTTGCCGTTCCAAGTGTTTGCGGCGGCAGCACCAGCGGCGTTCTGGCCGCTGAGGTTCGGGGCGCCCACGAATGGGAACACCGGGCGACCTGCGTCATCAACCGAACTGGCAAGTGCAGCCCAGCTGCCTGGCGTCAGGAACAGATGCGTCGGCAGATAGTTGCTGTTCAACGAGATTTGGCGAGCGCCCTCGTAGATCGCGGCAACCCAGTCAGCACCAACAGCCGTGTCAGTGACCGTAGCGGTCTGCGTGATTGCGGCGTGGCAGGTGTCGACTGCGTAGTTGTCGGTCGCTTCGCCGTAGGCGATTGCGAGCTGGTTGAGCACGATTGCCAAGCTGTTTGGGTCGGTGAAGTCGATTGACTGCTCCGAGATGTTGACGTAAGTGCCGAACGTCAGCTTGCTGACGTTGTTGTTTGACACTTGCACATCCGAACCGCTGAGCGTGTTGAGCTGGCCGGTCGGCTGCTGGGCCACGACTGGGCGCACCGTGATGACCGGGCGACGGAACGTGGTGCCTGATTCCGGCATTGCGCGTGCGCCAATGGCGGTGACGAATGGTCGAATCGGGTTCAGCGAGTCGTAGACCGGCGCAACGATCGGCTCGGGGAGCAAGCCAGGCGTGTCGGAGGTGATGACGTTCGGCGCAGTGGCCTTGATGCGAGCGTTGAATTCGGCAAACTCTGCGCCACCAACGGCGAACTTTGCCATGTATTCAGCGGCCGAAGGCAGCTTGAACGGCGCCTTGGGTTCTGCAAACAGCATTGTGGGGGCAGGAGCCGGCGCTTCGGTGACTTTTGCGGCGGTTGCTTCGACCTTGTCTGACATTGGTTGTGATTCCTCTCGCGGTGGTTGTGTCGCTGCAACATCTGTAATGGTAGCACCCTTGAAGGCTGGTTCAGTCACGAGGCTGAGTTCTACCCAATTGGCTTTGGCGATGACCATCGTGCCATCGTCGTCGTACCGGGCATCGATCACATCGACGCCAACGCTGACCGAATCGATGGCTTCGTCTTTGATGAGCTCAAGCATGTCGCTGCCCTCTGATGTGGCGCTGATTCGAGCTGTAAACACCATGCCTTTTTCGCTGTCTACGCGGCCGGTGACGACGCCTACAGGCTGTGTCGAGTCATGGTACTTGAGCAGCTTTGGCTTTTTGCCAGTGATCGGGAGGCTGCCGCGCTCGAAACGTACTCGGGTGCCATCCGAAACGGTGGCCTCGACATTCCAGGGCACTGCGATGCCTGAAATGGTGCGTGGTGACTCGCCATCCTGGGCGAGAACGAAGGTGTCAGTTGCTGTTAGTCGAATCATCGTTGTCATCCTCGGTTTCGGTGGTAGGTGCCCGACCAGGTGCAGCGTTGTCCTGGTCGGGCTCCATCTGTGCTTCCTCCAAGTATGACTCTACGTCGAGATAAATGTAGCGGCCGCGTGGCGTCACGTTATTCATGCTGAGCGTCTGCTCAATGCAATCAATGAATGGCTTGGCGCCGAATAGGTACAGGTCTTGGCGTGCTTGCAAAGCGTTTTGGTACGTCATGCCTGAACCTGACGGTGCGCCCACAAGGTACGGAGGAATGTTTGCAAGTCGCGCCATTTCAAGCGCTTGATAGGTACGTGCTTCGGTCAACTGAAGTTTGCTTGGATCCATGTAGGACTCTTTCCAATCGACGTACTGGTTTAAAGCGGCGATGGCGTTGTTGTTGCGAGCTTCAGCGAAGCCAGCTGCCAATTCGCTGAGCTCCTCGGCGCTCAACGGCTCGCCTTCGGTCTGCTTGAGCACACCGGCTGGTGTTTGGTTGCGTGCGAAACGCTCGGCGCTGGTATCAAGGTTGACGTTGGTGCGAATCGCCCTAGCACCCATTGACAACAGGCCTTGAATCGGGCTGATGAATTGAATGACATCATTCGGGTTGAGATCGAGGCCATTAAACGTGACTTGCTTGCTCGGGCCCCACCACTGTGGGCCGCCCTGGTCACGAGTCTGCACGTCAGCAGCTGGAATCCAAGTGAATGTTGCCGGGAATCCGTTGCCGAAACGGCTGGTGACTACCCAGAATGCGCGACCGTAGAAAATCAAGTCGTCGGTAGTCCAGCTCATGATGAAGTTGCGTGTGACGTTTGGATCAGGCTGATGGAACCAGGTGTCATCGGGCAACTCGATGTCCTCGTATTCGTCATCCATCCACTGCTTGCCGTACTGGTGAATTTCTAGGCAGCCAATCATGCCGCAAATGAGATCGCGCGCACGAGAAATGGTCGGAATCTGGATGGCGGCCAGCCGGTCAAAGCCGGTGGTGTACGTCATGAAGTTGCCGACCATGTTGTTACCGGCGTAGCCGGTGGCGGCACCTACTTGGGCTTTGGAGTCGTTGGGGATTGCGCGTTTGAGCGAGAAAACAGCCATCGTGCAGTCAGTCTAGGCGCTCGATGCGATCACAGGTCGGTTCACCATCGGTCGCGGCTTGCCACACATACCGACAGCCCACACGAGACACCGGGCTAACTCGATAGGGCCAGATGACTTGGTCGAGCTCAACGCGATAGCACCAGGCGTCTTGACAGCGACAGCGCGACCTACGTGCTCAGCCAACATGGTCTCGCCAGTGTGCGCAACACGGCCTTCGTTGATGAGCGAGCGAACCATCGATGTGTGGCGGCAAATTTCTTGGTAGCCGACTAGGACTCGGCGACGCTGAAGATCAGTAGGGCAATTCGTATCAAGCGTCGGAGTGATGGCGACAGTCAGCCCAGGATTCGACGCGATTTGTTGACGGATGTTATCCCAAACCTGCGTCACGGTTTCGCACATAAACGCGACAGTCGCAGTCAACATCCCAGCACTGTTGCCGTTGCAACGAACCGCCACGTACCGGCCATCGTCGACTGCTACCTCGACTGCGAGCACGCCACCAGGCAGCGGAGGCAGCTTGGT